TGGTATATGTACACACGCCTACATAAAAATACTGAACAGTTAAATAAACACCTCTATATATCCTTTTAATATATCTCTCACATCAACGCAATTTATACAACAAAAGAGAGAGGCCACTTAAAGCCTCCCTCTTTTAGCCATTTATTCAATAACTTTATAAACCTTCAAAAACCTATCAAATTTAATCGTATTACCAGCACTCGTGTGAATAGGCAACTTAAGATAGTACAAATTGCTGTCACATTTAATAGCCCACATAGTAACATCTTCATCAGCGAACGTCGTTCCGCTTGTAAATGTCACACTAGGACCATGCTCTTCTGCATATCCAGAAGCAACAGTAATTTCATCACCAGGGTTGATTAACTTAATTTCAGTGCAGTTAGCAGTGTCAATGATAATCTCTTTAGCTTCTCCATTGTCCGCTCCATTGTTGGTATCGAGCGTGGTTAGAGTACAATGCCTAAAGCACCTATCCTTGCATCTAACTTTAATAACGTCACCTTCAAAATGCACGTCACATTTTGTGGGAATGCTGTTAGTTTGAAAGAAGATTGAAGGAAATCCCACATTAGTCTTGTCAAAAAGCTGAGTAAAGGCAGTACCGAAGTCACCATCGAGAGTTACAATAAAAAGGTCTCCTTTTGTATCCGCTGTATCAAACTCACATTGGTATGGATAATCTTCTGTTCCCTTATCGGTATCAATGAGCCCTTCTTCTACTTTGATAATTTTCATTTTTTTGTCTCCTTATTTATGCTTTCTTAGTGAAAATAATAAAGTTAACCCTGTAATTTCCGATAATATCGTTAGTAGAAGATGTTTTGTACCACTGTACATTTACATTGAACGCATTATTTGATTTTTCATATACGATGTTAGCGCCAACAAATAGCGGTGCAACCGCTGTTGTAGTAAAATTATACATTATACATGAATTAGGATTATTATCATCAGCAGGTTTATAACCACTAGGAAGTTGAATATCGGTGCTAAGAGTAAATCCATTAGCTCCAATGGGAGATTTAGCTTCTTTTGTAAATGTAAATACAGATATTCCTCCCGTATTCGCATCTACATAAGCCTTCGTAGCAGCATCTTGAGCGTCCACAGGGTCCTTAATGTTTTTAATCTGGTTTCCACCGGTGGTTTGGCCTTTTAGTATTCCGCTGAATGAAATTTCACTACCACCTTTATGGAATGCAATAGCAGGAGAATCGACAGCCCCAACAATTAAATTGTTTCCAACTGCCTCAATATGCCCAGTTGTACCGAAATTAAGAGGACCTGTCATCGTATCCCCGCTCTTCTTCACATAAGGAAGAGTCGTAGTACCGTTAGCAATATTCTGAATATCTTCTTCAATTTGGATAACATCCTGCTCAACAGTATCAAGATTATCAGTAACCTGTTTCAACTGATTATACTCAACAGCTTCACCGTTAACGGCTCCAGGTGCAACATTGCTAATCTTAACAGCTGCACCGCTTTCATTCTGAACCTTGACGCCGTTACCCATAGCAACAACCTGTCCAGTACTCTTAACTACAACGCTACCATTATCGTTATAAACGTTACCACTTTCAGCAAGGTTAAGACTAGTTCCTTCTTGCATAACGATATCTCCACGCATAGTACCGCCGTCAAGAGGAAGGTAATCTCCAGTTTCTCCTGTGCCAGTTGCAGACAGTGTGCCGTCAGAAGTTACATTAAGACCGCTTCCAACTTTAATACCACCAAGAGTAGAGCCGCTAGCAATGGGAAGTTTATAGGAAGCACCAGAAACTTTGTCATCAACATACTTTTTAGTAGCAGCGTCAGCATCAGCCGTAGGGGTAGCAACAGCACTCACCTTATTATTACTCATATTAAGAGCGCCACTCATAGTATCTCCGGCTTTCTTAACATAAGGCAGTTCAGTCTCTCCAGCTTCGATGTTTTCCAGAGCGTTGTTGATATTGGTAATATCACCCTCAATATTAGTGATGTCTCCCTGAATATCAGTGATATTTCCTTCAATGGTTGTTACCTTACCTTCAACCGTCTGAACCCTATTAGTAAGATTAGTAATGGAGCTAGTAATACTCGCAATCTGCTCAGTAATGTTGCTAATTTCTTCTCTAATACTAGAGATAGTCTGATTGATGGTGGTAATCTGCTTATTGATTGTATCAATCTGCCCTTTAATGGCGGTAATATCGCCTTCAACATTAGTGAGTCGAGTGTCGAGCGCCTGAATCTTAGAATAAATCTCAGTAATGTGCCCCTGAATAACCGCGATTTTATCAGAGTTATCTTGCGCAAGGGAGAGGGCTTTGTCAGCCGTCTCCTGCGCCTCCTCTACCTTGTCTCTCAGTTCAGTGATGCCGTTAGCACAGCATCCTGTACTCTGAACCAGATTAGCAATCTCAGTTTCAAAGTCATTCTTGAAACCACACTCAGGCCGCTTGCTTACATACCAGAATGCCACGTTCTGTGGGTCATTGTACTGAGCGGGTACGTCAGTCCAGCGTCCCAAATACTGCATACCAATAGACGGCTCGTCAGTCGCATCTTGAATTGCAGTAATAACAGCTGTATTGCATCCCATTTCTTTCAGGATATTGGCAACTGTAATTCCCTGCATACCGGGATTTTCAGTAATGCCAACATTGAAAAGGATAGTCTGCCCGCAGCCGCTATTGTACCCGATAGCAGTAATGGCTTTCTTAGTGGTCAGCGCCTTCGCCTGTTCAGTGATTTCACCATCCAGAATAATGGGCGTAATAGCTCCAATCATATCAACTATTTTATCCTGGCACAGATTAGTGGCTTCGACATTGCCCTTGTAGACCTTCAAAGTACCCAGTGCATTGAAACCAGCGATATAGCCCTCAGCGTTAGGCGTTCCGGCAATCGCCATGCCGCGCCACATAGCGGGACCGTTCCACCCCTCCTGAGACGGATTGACAGCAGTCATAATGACGTTTGCACTCTTGACAAAACTGTAATCGTGCATACTCTGACGAACATTAGAGTTAGTAGTGTTATCATATGCAAGACCAAGTTTCACACGAATGGGACAACCACCCCTGTCAAACTTCTGCACCCTGACGATATGATAAACCGCGCTATCATCGCTAGAGTAACCCTGCTCTAGATGTACCTCGCTATCATCATAGTAAACAGGGCTAGTCTTAGCGGCTCCAACACAATCGTTCAGAGCTTTGAAGCAATTACTCTGAATGTAATTCCACCTGTGAATACACTCATTGGTCTTTTCGATAACTGCTCCCATCTGAGCCTGCGGATTGAAGCCTGGAACAGGAGGCGGAATAACAGGCATAATGGGAGGCGGAACAGGAATAGCACAGAACTCAGGCTCACAGGGCGGAGGTCTGTGCCCCTCCGGAGGGCAGCAGCCCTCCGGATAGCAATAACCATCAGTCAGAGGATGTCCATGGCCATCCCACTTGTAGTGATTGCAATTACTCATAGTGTATTACCTCACTTCTTCGCACGGACAGCCTTCTGGAAATAGCCATCCTCATTGTACCACACCTTGTAAATCTTACCATTCACTTTTTGGAAAGCGGTCTTTCCAGCCATATTCATACGGCGGCTTCTATCTAGCTCTCTCTGAATAGGCTCAGCGGGCTTGCCAGGAATGAAGCCTTCCTTCATTTCCTCTTCGGTCCAACCGGTTTCCTCAGTATCATCGAGACGAACACGAGAGCCAATTTCCGCAAGGTGTCTGTTCGCCTCTTCGGTAGTAATTTTGTCCTCTTCCCACAGGTGAATAATTTCGTCAAGAGTAAGCATATTAAAATACCTCCATGAAATTGTATTGAAGCTCCTTAATAATCTGTTCGTCAATGTTCAGGAATGTTTCACGGAAACCTTGCAAAAGCTGAGACGGGGTCATGTTCATAAAACCGGAAATGATTTCATGCTTTCCTTCATCAGTTGTTTGAGACTCGTCTTCAAGCGTCTGTTTTGCCTTGCTAGTATCCTGATTGCTAGACCCATTCTCAAATCCATCGTTAGTTGCCTTTGTGTTAACATCTCTATCCAGTTGTGAAGTTTTTGTGCGTTCATCAGTGATATTATCAACCGTGTTTTCTGTACCATTTAAGTTACGCTCAGTATCAGTTGTTTCCGTCTCGTCTGTTTCGTCTGTTTGATGAATTGTACTATTAGATGTTGCATTCGTTGTGGTATCTCTGGTTTGACTCTCTTTTGTGAAATTAGTCATATAGGCGTTATTTGGATTGTCACCAACGGTAGTTTGCGGCGTGTCTGCAAACCGCTTATCGCCGTTCTGATTTTCGGCAACCGTCTCATTAGTCGTGGTATCAGTTGTACCGTCTCTTGTGACTGCGCCATCCAGTTTCCTATTTACTCTGGTTGTTTCGTTCTCTGTTTTCTCTTTGTTTTCTGTGTAATCTCGCTTGTAGTTTTCTTGTTCTGTGATACCTTGCTTTGTCCCCTGTGTGGAGTTGGTGATACCTTTAGAGGATTTAGCGAAATTCTCCAGTGCGCTAATTACTTCGCTATCTCCCTTTTGTGCTTTTCTCAGCACATTTTCAATAGATCTTCCATTTGTCTCCAATAAATGATTCATAATAGGGTCAAACTTAATCAGCTCACTTTTGTACAACTGATTGTAAAATGGCATGATACGTTCAAGTGTTTCGTTTAGATATAGCTTGAACTTATCCGGAGTATCCTGCCCAATTTCGTAAAAGAAATAATGCCGTACAATCTTACCGCATAACTCGCTTTTGTGTTCGGGAATATAGGTGGTCCACGTATCGTCAAAGACTTGATAGCCAGTGGACACAAGCTGACCTAACTCATAATTACAAGGTTTAATCGTCGTCCATGGAAACACCTTCATTCCCTCCTTCCACCTGCTGTCCCATCTTTGCCAAGAGCTCTTCAATCTGTTCTTCCTTAAACTGCTCTAGCTGATTTGCCTCAACAGAAACATTAAGCCCGAACATCTTGTTAATCTCTTCGCACGCTTTACGCCTGCATTCAAGCTCGCTCTCCAGAGAGTGTCTAATTGGTGTTTGTTCTCCCTGGCTCTCACTCACAACGAGTCTTTCCTTCTTAGATGTAAACTCATTTGCTACACCTAAAGCGGAGTAGACCTGGTTGAACAGGTTCTTGACGTTCGCCCACATATCTCCCAGGTAGCTCTGCACTCCAGTTGTGAGAACACTCAAAGTATTGATTCCTGCATTTGGAACGGCTAGAACAGTTACTTCATTGTCTGCAATATCATTTAAGGCTCTAATAACAGAGTTCTTTTGACGTTCTTCACAGGAAACCATATAAGGCTTTTTCAAAGTTTGTGTATGAACATCAATAGCTCTAATGGCGTCTGCAATCTTAGGAGCATAATTCATCAGAATGAGATAGTCAGGAGTCATTGTCAGATTCCCTCTGATAAGGACACTATCGTCAATCGTGTAGTTCTTCTCATAGTTGTAACTGTATGCCCGCCTATTAACACTCTCATAGTAAATATTAAATGGGCCGGATAATGTACAAGGAGTATGCGCAAAGCCAATGTCTTCATCATTAAAGAACAATGCGTAACCGTAGAATGCTAAAGTAATTTCTAATGCTCTTTCATTGCACGATGCTGGAAGCCCATTCCACTTGAACCTGGACAGCATAACATTCATTAGTCTGGAAAATACTTCGGCAAATTGAATTGTATTGAGCATTTTAGTTTGCCGTTTCGTCAATCCACTAGTGTTAACTCTAAAATCAGGCAATGAAAGAATGGGAAAAGCATCTAATAGAGGAAACATCAATCTACCCCCTCAGATAAGAAAGTGATAACATTCTTTCTTGTCTCTCTAAGTTTGTCTATATGATTGCCGCTTATCATGTGGTCTGATATATCAACCAGGAACAGGCATATATGCTTATCTGCTTGATTCAATTTATCTATCTTGGCATAGTCTCTATTTAACTTTTCTTTTATATCTCTGATTTCGTCAGAATTGGTGTCAATCTTTTTACAGATATTAGAAGTAAAGGTAAATACCCTCCAAACAACTGCAACTGCTCCAGCGATTAGAGAAATGTTTTTAGCTGTTTCAAGTAGAGCTTCCATTTCCTTTATTCCTTCCATTGATAATCGCCTTTACCATACAGGATACAAGCTCAACTCCGAATACGGTGAAAACCATATTTGTGAGAGTGGATGCTTCATATCCGGTCTTATAGAAGATAATAAGTGAGGCGATAGTATAGAGTATCAGAAATGTAATGCAGAATACAACGAATTTAGTTATGGTTTTCAAAATCCGCCCACCACCAATTCTTTACCGCTTCTCTGGTCCCACCTATATCTTGTTGTTCTAACGTCAATATGTACGAAACTCTTATAAAGCCCGATTCCCCCTTTATGTCCTGTTTCTTTTAGCGCTTTTTCTGCGGCTCCTGCAACTCTAGTAGGTGACACACCGTCAACCACAATATCAGCAGCAGTCCCGTAACAATGCTGAGAGCGAGTAGCACCGCCAACCTTTTTGTTATATTCGGGAGTCCTGTAACCACTGTTAATGATAATAGGCTTTCCGAACTGATTGCGAATATTCTGCAATACAGACGGGAGGTCGGGGTGAATCAGAATAACGTCACTACCATCGTTGCAGGCAAACTCTTTTACTTTAAACGAGGAAGTCAGATTTTTGTTGCCTTCCAGAGACTTGCTATAAATCCTAGCTTCATTCTGCATAATAATCCTCCTTATACATTGTTATCTCTCCAATAGCCTGTTGGTCGCACATCAACGTGCACAAAGCCTTGTGACCTGTAACAACCCATACCACCCTTTCCGGAGGGCATAACTTTATTGGCAATCCAGTTATAAACGTTAAGTGGGGTCTGTCCAGTTACTACAATGTCAGCGGCACGGCCATAAAGGTGCTGGCTTTTAGCGGCTCCACCAACAGCAGCATTATGACCAGTTGTTCTATATCCACTGTTAATAATGACCTGTACACCGTAATGGTCACGAATAATCTGTAACAGCTCAACTAGACGCTTGCTCACAAGGATTTTATCGCTTCCATCATAGCACCTAAACTCTCTGACTTTGAAATTCTTACTTAAATAAGTATCTCCATCAGCAGCTAAAGAATATTCCACGACTTCGTCTGGAAGTATGCTAAAATCATCAGCGGCAGGCGGCTCTGGTTGTTCTGGGTCAGGCTCAGGCGGGTCATACTCCTGGAAAGGCGGGTCCTCTAAGAAATCATCGTAAGTATAGTTCTCAATCTGGTTAGCGGAGGGATTAGAGAAATCACCAATTGAACGTCTATTTACATTCCAGAATGTAACGCCATTATTTAGCATATCACAAATCTGCTCTCTATAATGCTCTGGAATGTCTCCACCAACGTGAGCTTCACTTGTTTTCACATAATTCCAAATCGGACGAGTGTTCACATTAGGAGTTTTAAGAAGCCCCACGGCATATCCGAACCTGTCAAAGAAATCGTCTACTGCTTCCATGATTTGAGTTGGGCTGATATACCAGCGTGTGCATACTCTGTAAGCTCCAAAAGCAACTGCGGCATTGGCTGTTGTGTTGACTTGGCCTCCCGATGCTATCATTTGGTCAGCCATTCCAATTAGAGACAAACTAGCTCCACCTAAAGCTCCTAAAGCTGCTTCAGCGGGTCCACCTGACGCAAATCCTGCTGCCGCTCCCTTCAATCCTCCGCTAATTGTTTTCATAATGGCGTTTTGCCAATTATCCAAAAGATTATTACCAACCCAAACACCTGACGGCATATCGGTAATTAAATAGGCATCTTCAAGACTTGTTTCAATGCCCTTATAGTTCTTTAGATAAACAGCGAAACCGCCAATACCTCCAATTAGTCCACCCTTAGCAAATAGCTGAGTGAGCGGAGTAGCGAGGCCATTTTGTCCCATAAGCTCTGGAAGAAACTCCTTTTGCTTTCCTGCTGCTCCCTCTACACGCAACATGGTATATTGAGAAGTGTAAACCTTTGCATTATTGAAGTGTCCATTAAGCGTTATCCATGGAGACTGCAACGTGCCCATTTCCCACTCTTCATCATTCAGGAAGAAAGCCGGAACAGAAAGAATAGGACCAATGTTATCCAGTGTTGTGCCAATATGAACTGCAACAGTATTCAAGTATTGGTCCACTTCTTCCGCCGTATTCTTAACGACCATATTCATTCCTGAATAGATGCCGCCTAGAGTATTGCCATGGATGGATACCTGTCCCTCCTCATTATACGGGGTAAGAATAATATATCTACTCGGCACAATAGGATATGTCAATTCATTTTCCACCACAACAGGAGCGCCTGAAATTGGCTCAGAAATACCACAATTATTCCAGTTCGGTTGACCATCAACCCAATCGCCTGTAACGTGCTCCCTTTCCACATAGCATGGTTGCCATTCAATGTCCCCGCAAAAACTTGAATAAGGGTCAATCTCAAAATAAATTCTAGTTGTTCCCTCATTCAAATATTCAAAGCCGGTAATAAGTGCAACCAGATATTTTGTGCTGTTGTTTGGATTTTGCCAAAACATAACGTCGCATTTCAATGCGTCGTAATAGTCAATGTTTAACTGCGTGTATTCACGTTCATCAGCTCTCTGGTATGTGCAGTTAGTAAACGAATAGGCTACTTTGCCTTGCAGATAAGAAATCATGGCAGAATTGGAGCCAAAATACGCTTTATGGTCTTTTGTAATACCTGCATTCTCGCATAGATATATTCTAGTTGTGGGTGAAAGAATAGGCATATTTTACCTCCAGAGAGAGGCCCTTGTATAGGGCCTCTCCCATATTTGATTAGGCAGTAACCAGAGCAACCGCATTATGGAACGGAGACAGGGAGAACGTATCCCAACAATGAAAATAATACTGCCATGCCATATTACCGGCGTTATAGAAGTTGGTCATACGGCGCAATTTTTCTCTAATCTGGAAAGCGTTCACATCAGCAAGAATGGCGAGGCACTTAGAACTAGGGGCAAAGCTATCAACAATAATCTGCTTCGTTGCGTACTCAGCGTAAGACAGATTAAATGCTGCCGCCAAGAACTGAACACCAACAACGGACGCAACTTCCGCGTTGATAATGATAATCTGGTCCTCAATAGAACTCCAAGTTGTACGAGTGGCAGTGCCGCCCATTTTAGTGTAGTTGTTATATGCAGTAGAGGGAAATTGAAACTGGAGGGAGAGGTTCTGAATAGTCTGCTGAAAAGCCGCCGCCGTGTCTCTATTAGTAGGGGGCGTAACAGTAACTGTATTGAGCTTTGCTCCAGTCAGAGCATCATCAATGAGTTTTTTGGTGTACTTAAATTCGTCAATGGTATTACCATTATACAGGCTGTCAACAATAGCGGCAATCGTGCCTTCTAGAGTATTCCAGGAAGTGAATGCGTTAGTAAGCATTTCATTATTGATTGTAACCTTGTACTTATCCTGACGATTGAGACGATACCAAGCCGCCTTCACGTCAGGCAGAGCAGGCTTCAAAATGTCAGAGTAACCATCATTGGTTGTACCGTCAAATGCAGTTGCGTTAGCGGGATTAACCTGAATCTCTTCAACGTCCAGACCAAGAGGCTCAGTCCCCTTTTTAAGCATCGCCAAAGGATTAGCCCAAGTTTTTCTGATAACAAGAGTCATAATAATCTTGTTAACAAGGGCATTCAAAAATTCGTTTGCAACTGCTTCATAAGTGAGAATAGGATTGCCAACGTCAGCGAGGTTATACGGAGTTGCTACGGGGACCGCATTCTTATAAGCGTCAGAAGCGTCTGCTCGAATGCTGTTAAGCATCTCAGCAGAAGCAACTTGCGGAGTCTTGTTACTAGTCATATTTATTTCTCCTTATATAGATTATCCAAAAATTTGTCTACGGCGTGACCTTCTTCGCCGGGTTTAGGCTCTCCGGATTTTTCAGGCTCCTGAGAGTCCTTTTTCTGTTCACCAACTCTAAGAAACAGAGCCATATTTGCTTCTTTCAATCTTCCATTCTCTTCTCTTAAACTCTTGTTTGTTTTATCCAGTTCTCCCTGAGTTGTAATTCCTGTTGTAAATGTGTCCTGCATATCACTTAAAAGAGTGGTAAGCGTAGCTTGGTCTCCATTAGCTTCAAGAACCTGTTTTGTAAAATCGCTCCAAGCGTCGGTTGTAAACTCGAATGACATTATATTAACCTCCTAAACAAATCAATGGCCATATTCTTAGCTTTTTGTGTCTCGAACCTAACATTACCTTTTGTATAGTAATCAAGAAGCATATTGATAACAACACTTCCTCGCATTTTAACAAGTAATGTATCACTGTTATGGGAGTCTGTATCCAATACTAACTTCTTAGCGGTCGGGTCGATTTTCTCAGAGATAAACATTAAATCATCTTTCATATCACGGTAAATTCCGAACTCCTGATTTTGCATAATAAGCGTTGCAACATAGAAAGAATTATTTGACATCTTAGTAATAAAGGTGTCTGTGTCTCTAAGAAACTTATTTTCCATGTTGTACTTTCCGTATTCTGTATTAGCAATCAACTTACCAAATCTTGTATTCTTTACATGGTCCGTATAAGCGGGGTTCTCTACAAGCTCCAAAGAGATGTCCCCTTTAATCTTTAGTCTCTGGCCCTCTTCAAGAGTTATATCAAAGTAAAGAAAATACGGATTTGTAAATGTAATTGCGTTAGAAAGGAAAAATACCGGAATGTCTCTATCTCTGCTAACAGTTGAATAGCATTCAAGAAAAGCTGTTACTTCTTTAGGAAGGTAATGCACCATACCCACGTCAATGATAAACTCGTCAAAAATCATCATGCTAACGTTGGGGAACGGCGTTGACTTCATCATAGTCGCTTTAGAAAGCGGGAAATACCATCCGGCTATTGCGCCATCTATTCTGAACACACCTAGATTTGATTTAAATTCATGGTCTGGAAACTCATGCATCACATCATCGAAGAAGTTCTTAATTGTGTTTGATGGAAGCTCAGTATCATACCGGCGTAAATAAACGAATTGTTCTCCTTTTTTAAGGAAATTAGTGATAGCTCGCTTTTTTGCCGCGTAAGTCTTACCAGCTCCACGAGGTCCCACAACGAAATTAAACAAAGTATTATATGACAAGGTTTTGTTTATGTCATAATACATTAATTTACTCATAATGTTAGAGTGGGGCATATATACAGTTGTAGCGTCACAGGATACAAACCCCAGTCACATTCCGGCCAGCTCTTCGCCGTTGTACTCCAGAATCGTGGAAACGAAAACCATATACTGCCCCACTACTATTGTACACCTTCTTTTCAATGCTGTCAAGAACGTTTTCCAATCGGCTCGACAATTATTTTGATTTAATATTAAACGTTGTTTCTCTAAGGATTGTTCCACCTGGTATTATTCTAGGCATTAACTTTCCTTCAAAAATAGCTCCTTCTTTAAAGTTCTCAAATGTAACTGTTTCTTTAATATTATTAGGCATTCCTGCGCACTTTACGTCATTCTTTCCGTTGATGCTCTCCATGTAAGTCTTTTGACGAATAAATATAGCATGGTCAAATTCTTCCTCAATTTTGAATGCTCCTAATCTGTATTCATCAATATCAATATCTGCTGCCTCCGTACCTTTAACATGAAGTGAATCAGTGTCAGCGTAAATAAATCGTTCACCTAACTGCTGTGCCGCACGAATAATTTTATCACGCGCGTAAGACGTTATAAAAGATGCTACCGGAACATAATACGCTGTTCTACTCTCTTCTACACCATAGTAATATGTTACTTTATCCTGCTCTCTATCGAACTGCGGAATCTTTGACCGCCCTGTAAGCGATGCGCCGAATTTTCCATACAATGAATTAAGCATCAACTTAGCTATTTGAGTTAAACCTTTATTTCCTGTTCTCTTTCCTTCGTTCTTCTGCTCGTACCAGTAATCGATATAATCAGCAAACATACCCACCATACCTTTAAATTTATACCCGCCTTCCCATGAATATACGGTCACATCATAGTTATCAAAAAATAACTTTAGGTCTACGCTTGTTAATGTTAATACTGTTTCTACTTCTGACTCTTTTAGGTATTCTGTTTCTGAATAATGGAAATTATTCTTGATTTGAATAGATGGTACACAACCGGGTTTTAATTTGAAATCGCATACTAGGGATTGAACGTATAATGGATAACCTTCATCCTCTTCGTATTGCCCAGTGAAATAAATAGGCTCTCCGTAAGGGAGTTTACAAAACTTCATTGCCCAAGGATACATTGAATTAACATCATAAACTTGACCCTTGCCAATAGGCTTATTTTTGTAAACAGGGTTGAGATATGTAAAACCGCCTTTATAGCTCATTCTAATATCTCTGTCAGTTATGGCATCTAACGGAGGAAATAGTCTATCAAATTCTGCTTTTCCTAAACGGGTTTTAAAATCGTTCATAGCATTTGAAGCTGTTGTTAGCTTCTTCATGTTGTGCTCACGCATGAATTTTAAAGCCCGTGCCAAAATCAATGTATCGTTCCTAATATAGAGTTTTTCGTGTTCTGTTAATTCATGCCCTTCTTCTCTCTCTCCTTCATAATCTAAATCTAGCTTCTCTAATCCAATATTAAACGCTTTAGGCATTTGAGCTATAGGCATTGGAATAATCTTTAAACTATCATATACTGTTACCTCTCGTTTTAATCCTCCTGGTCCATCTTCGCCTCTGATTTTGATACTATACCACATTCCCATATCAGAGATAAGCGTTGTAAATGTCTTTTCATCAAGCCTTCTTTTTGAACTCCATTCATAGCCTAATCTGAATAAGAAATCCACTATGAAAGAACCATCGAATTTCAGATTGTGAAAATAACAAGCCTCTCCATAACTAAATGCGTATTCTAACCATTCCTCTATTCTCGTTCCATATTCAATCTCTTCAGTCTCTGCCTGTACTCCACACCATGCCCATACTCTTGTGCGCTCGTCATTAACGATTGTCTCAAAGTCACAGACAATTATAGCCTATAACCTCTTGACTCATAGAACTGTAACCATCTTCTATGAACAGCTGCAATGTTATTCATAAAATATGGAACGTCAGAAATGTTTGTGATAGCTATCTCAGGAACAGAGCGTTGAACAAGATAAAACTCTTCTGGTGTTATCGTTGTTGCCATTTGCTCAATCTCTCTTACCATTTGCATAGCTTCTTCTGTTCCGGCTCCGGTTAATTCAATGAATTGTAAGTTCTCTTCCAGTTGTGAAATATAGTTTGTATTCCAATTTATCGTTCTTCTATCTATAATTGGGATATAATCAAGTCGCATTAAATCTGTTAATCTACGCGGAGTTAATTGTTCAATTTGTTCTTCTCTCAAATCCTGGTCTATCTGAGATGGTAAACGTCCTGTTTGTCCTTGTGCTTCTTTTACTTTCTTTGCTAGTTGCCTACGCCGTTTGTTCTCCTGCTTTAAGTTTCGTTCTATAATAGCTTTCTGAGCTTTGACCATGGGCTGTCCTTGATACATGGTCCATTGTAAGCCTCGTGTTCTGAACTGCTCTAACACTTTAGCTATTCTTTTTGCTTCTCTTTTACCTCTGGTTGCTAACAGCTCTTTTGCTGTGGTTGGCTCAGGTGCAAACTTCAAAAGCTCATGTCTCGTACTCTTTCTTAATGCTCTAACTCGCCTATTATAGTTTGCCACTTGACGTTTAAATAGGTCGTACTCCGCCCGTTTCCATCCTTTAGGCGGGCCGCCTCTTTTAGATTTTGCCATTATATCACTCCTATTGTGAGAGCCGCCTTAAATTCTAAGGCGGCTCTCTATTAGAGAATGGGAAGATGGTGAATTAGGGAAGAGTGATGGAGAGTGTAGAACCTCTCTTAGTGGGAATCTGAGAAATCAGAATTTCCAACGGTTCCTCAAAGTGAAGAGTGCCGAAAATCATGTACAGGTTGGTGAGACTGGAGAAGATGCCGTTAGAAGTTGCATTATATGCGTTTCCATCAGCATCAATCAGAACGGAACGAATTCCGATGTCTTGCTCGCCGTCGTCACCTTCCATTGTGACGTTCATCAGAATAACGTCTTTGAGCTTAATCTTCTTGTTAATCATATCGCTGACTTTGTACTTCGGCTGGTTCATGGCGTTGAACAGTCTTACCTTACTCTTCATATCTTCGGCGCGGAAGGAAACGAACTGATTAGTCTCTCTGTTGAATGCGTTGAAATCCAACATCTTGTCATTGGTTGTACTCATAGCGTTTTCCATTGTTCTTTACTCCTTTAAAATAAGTTATATTTGAATACCATAGACGAGTTATTCACTTGTAATACTTTCCTGCGTTTGAAACGCTGGAATTATCAAAGAAAAACTTCTTACTCATTACTCTGCGCTCAGTTCTTGTACTGCATCCTATAAACAGTAGTCCTTTTTCATGTGCCATTTTAGTTGCTTGTTTAAGAGTAAGTTCTTCACAATCTGTAATAATAAACTCTTCATTGGTTTCTGGATTTAAGAATTTATAGTCATAAATCATTAAAGTCCTAATAACTAGGCTATCTCTTCTTACCAATTCAGTCTAACCTCTACTCTCTTCAAATAATTTCTTCCTACGAGGTTTATTAGATTATACGCTGTTTGCCTAGTTAAATCTGTATATCTAATGATGAAATCAATAGCATCAAGAACGTGATTGCTTGCAGGATACATAACAGTGAGACTTTTATTTACTCCGTTCGAAATGCTTACTAATAGCTCGCCTCTGTTGTTCCTCAATTCTTTGAACTGAGCGTAAAAAATCTCGTTCATTTCTGCATCTCACCTTTTGCCATTCTTGTGTAATGGGTAATTTGTTCCAATAGGGATGAAAGCCTAAAAGCCTAAATGCTGTTACCTTTACACCGCTCTCGTAGATACTCGAATACGGAATATCTTTATACTCGATACAGTGCTTAGATATAACACAAATTAGTTTATCGCCTCTGAAAAAAGATAACTCCTTGTAATAGTCATCATAAATTGCAACTTCTGTAATGGATTTATAAAGGACCCACGGCTTATTTCTCTCTTTATATCTTCTGCAATCAATTTCAACATAAAGAATACCAATGAATGAAATAATGCCTAAAATAAAGAAGAAAACAAGAAGGAAATTTAGAACAGTATTCACTGTTTATCTCTCCTCTCTAAAGCATCAGCAATACGGGAGAGGTTTTGGTTAATCTCTGCTAGGATACTATAAACTCCTGAATTGCCTTCTAAACTAGAAGCTACTCCTGCTAAACCTTTAAAACTAAACAATCCGCCTTCGTTCTTTTCTTTCATATTCTTCTCCTTTTACTTCAAATTGATGAGATTCGTTGTATCTGTACTATTCTGGCCGAAATAAAACCCAATAACAATAGCATACAAACTCATAAAATCAGAGCTGAGTCCCACGGTACACTCTGTCACACAAAAAACGATGGTAAGGGCGATTGCCATTAAAGACTTGGCCGTAACGAGGGATGCTAAGTTATTAATAAAATTTTCCATTAAATCCACCATATTTCTCTACATCATTTTTCATACCTCTATATGCCTTTGCTATCCCTGATAATTCTAATGTATATTTAGACACACAATCCAACCATGTAATAAGGTCAAGCAAATTCATATCGAAATAATCTGTTTCTAACAAAAGTTTCATACAGTTCCAGTTATTAGAGGATTTAAGACGGCAAATAATATCCTCGTCACGTATGTTTTCCAAGTGGACTACCTGTGCCTGGAGGTGGCGGGAGGAGATTTTAAACTCGTCATTTTTAGTACCCCCGGGTCCCTCTGAAAAATTTGATTTAAAATAGTCGGAATAGCCGGATAACACATTCTTTATATTAGAGATGTCTTTATTAATCTTCTCAACCTGAGAAATCATGAGGTCATTTTCTACCTGCATTTATTTTGGACCTCCTTTAGCTCACTAAAGAGGTAAAGTTAGGGCTGACTTACTTTAGCGATGTAAAGCGGTGATGAATGGCGAACTTCTTTATCTGATTAAAGCGTTAACGTGGTGACACGTTAACTTGAGTCCCGGAGGGAGGGCATCAGCCCTCCGTCTCCGTTTCCGGTTCATCGTCGCTCACTACTTCGGAATACTTTAGGAAGGTTTCCAGTTTCATGGAACGCTTCTCCGCGACTTCCTCAGTTGCTACTAAAAGAGCCTCCTTTGGAATGCCGTGGGCTTCCTTCTCCTTGGAGAGCGTTCTGCTACCCATATTAGGAGCACCGACGAACGAGCCTACTTCGTGAACCTCGATTTTTCCATTAATTCTCTTAGAGTCTCCGAAGATATAGCGGGTGCTCTTAATTGTACGCGTGAATTTCATGCTCATTCTCCTTTAGATTTGATTTTTCCTTTTCAGGACCGGGGCCCATTTAATGGACCCCACGCTTTGGGCCTAACCCGCTATTTAAAGACGCCCAAACGTCTTAGCTTTTGCAAGCTGTAAAGGTAGTTGACTATCTCTTTTGCTGTTTTGGCTTGAAATATTGGCTCTATACCTCCATAGTCGTTAACTCTAAATGAGAGCGTCCATGTTGTGTTATAACTGCAAACTCTTAAATCCGGGTGAACGTCTCTTGCAAGAGCATTTATAGTGTCTAAGGTGTAACGCATTTATGACTCCTTCTTATATTGCATATTGTAATAATGCGTGATTGCTCTAAGAACTACTTTATAATCATCTACACAACCTTCATACCAGGCGAAATGAATAACGCCTTCAAAAGCTCCCCAAAGAAATCTATCAAAGTTTTCATATGCTTTCATCCAGCTATTGCCCATCTTTTTATCCGCATCAATTTGGATTTTAGCCGTCTTATAAATGGGAAGCCATTTACGTAGATTTATAAGAGTCATATTAAGTTCTCCTTCCATACTCTGTTTTAGGTTGATGTGTTCTTTTCTGTTTCCTTTTCTGTAATATTATACTACCACATTTAAAGACGGATTTCAAGAGTTATTTTTAATTTAATCATATCAATTATTTATTGAGTGCCATAAGATAAGATTATTCTTTAACGCTTTAGTGTGAAAATTTTCACGATATATCTCCCGTTTCAATGCGGTTAAAATGATATGTGAGACTGTCATTTAAATACCTTTGCTAGACTAGACTTTAAATGACTTTATCTAATCTAGTATTAAAAATCATTTGAGAGAATGTGCAAGCTAGAAAGAGTAATTAAAAGAGTGGCCCTGAGAGCTTTAATAAGCACGTGTCGTGAGGTGGTAAGTAAGGGAGGGAGTATTTTTATGCAGGCGTGTGTACATATACCAC